TTAAAAGCTTGTCGCCATATTCCCCACGTCTAAGTTCAAATCTATCCCCTTATCACTTTTAGCTTTATCTATAGCGACTGGCGCTTGAGACTTTATGGTGAGTGACACTTCAGACTTGTTGTTAATGGACTGAGGTTTGAGCGGCTGGTATGACTGAAGAGGTAATTCACCCGCTTGGTATGAAGGTGTCGTATGCTCTGTTCTCTTCCTGTCGTTTGGTTCAGTTGTGATCCCCAACTTTGCATTTTTATCTTTAATCTTGTCCATTTTGTTGGCAAGGCTATCAAAGGATTGATTAAGCAGGTGATCTGAATTGGCTACCTCCGGCTGAGAAAAATCACCTGTCAGGTACGAATGTGTCGTGACCTCAGTTCTTTTACGATCAGTTTGCTCTGTGGTCACCCCCAGTTTTGCTTTTTTATCTTTAATCTTATTCATTTTGTTGGCGAGGCTATCAACCGACTGGCCTGCCTCTTCGGTATCGATTTTCCAACCATCGGGAATAAGTGAATCTGGCAGTTTATTTATGAGTTTCTTAAACTCTCCCCATAAATAGCGAATGCCGTTGCCGATCGCTTTCATCACATTATCTAAGCCATAGAAGTGGTCGACTAAATAAAGAATTGCGGCCCCAGCAGCCATGATGCCTGCTATCAACAACCCAATAGGATTACCTAAAATAATTGCATTCACGGCAATCATTGCAGCTTTGACAATGGCAAGAACCGCGATCATTTCTTTAAAGTATTTAGCAGTGAAGACCAATACTCGCCCAAGGAACTCCAAGCCATTGTATAAGCCTTTCACTGCTTGAGTGATTTGCTCGATAGTTTCATCACGAAATTTAGCGTTCTTGAATTTCTCTGTGAATTTATCGAAGGCATTGGTGACTTTTTCCATGATTGGAGCAAGCGCTGCAAACTTAATAGATTTATAGCTTTCTTGAATGCGCTGCATTGCATCATTATAGGCTTCGGCTTTTGCTGCATCTTCGGCGCTAGCTCCACCTCCTAGTTCGGCTAACTCTTTGCGTGATTTCGCCAACCCTTCAGTACCTTCTCTTAGCAAGAGAAGCATTTGACGGCCATCTTGTCCAAACGCAGCATCAGCAAAGGCCATTTGCTCTTGTTCGGTTTTTAGTTTGGAGAATGACTGCAGTAATGTCTCATACGCTTCTTGAGTATTTGCAGCACCTTCTAGATCTTTGAAGGCAGAGTTACCACTTTTTTTGATGTATGAGCCAAGCGCTCCGCTACCTGTAGTTTGTAAAACACCTAGCCGCTTAGTGAATCGAGTCATAGCTGATGACATAGTGTCTTCTTCTACACCTGTATGTGAAGCTTGTTTACGTATGGCTTGCAGCTCACTGATAGATATTTTCAGTGTGGCTGATTTTTTTGCTAGGGCATCCATTTCACCTGCAGCGCTGTTCACCTCACTGACTAACCCTGCAAGGCTGAAGCCACCGAGTAATGCCGCTCCTTTACCAAGCGCGGCCTTGCCAATTTGAGGCATTTTGATTGCCCCACCGAGCTTTTGAACACCGCTGAGCCTTTTCTGCCACTTAGCATAGTTTTTTTCTACAGCAGTGATTTCTTTGCCATGTTTCTTATAGCTTTGGCTCAACCGCTCATATTCACTATCGAGCTTATAGACCTTTACACCTGTTTTAGTCAGGTTCTTACGCAGCTCTGATAGGTTCTGTTGGTATCCAGTTTGCTCTGTGGTTAATTTGCTGACTTTCGCTTGTTGCTTGGCAATTTGAGCGGTTAACTTCGCACTTGGGGCTTGAAGCGCTTTGGATTTCTTAGTCAGCTTTTCCAGTTGCTCTTGTTCAGCTTGTAGGGTGAGTTTGTTTTGTTGCTTAATTTTTTTAATGTTGTTGTAGCTGTCAATCATTCCGATAGCTGCTGAATCATCAGCTTGAGCTTTTTGTGATTTTTGGATGGCCTTCGTGTAGCGGTTTGTCTCTTTCGACATGCTTTTGGCTTTGGCTGATACTTTATCTACCATCCCCATAACAATCGATAAATTCATCTTCATAGTGTTTGCCTTTTGCAGATATAAAAAAAGAGAGCTTATTCGCTCTCTTCAGTTTCGGTTCTTTGCCGGGCTTTCTCTCGGAACAACAAGAGGTCGTTGTAGCTGAGTTTGTCTATTTCGCTTGGTGGCCAATGAAATACAGAGGTTATGTCTGCGTAATAGTCTTCTACGTGCTCAATTACAGTTCCGTATTGACGAAAAAAGAGGCGATGGTCGTCAGTAGTGGCGCCCAGTTCTCAACAGGCATATTTAAGACGTCACGTTCATTTAGATTTGAAATGCGTGGCAGTAAGACTTCACCGGCTTCAAATTTCATTTCACAGACATCAACCAAACTAAGGCCGCGTAAATTACCGGAGTTGGGCTTACGCAGCTCAATCTCTTTTATCTCTGCGCCATCACGTTCAATCGTTACGGCCAGTTGTACTTTTTTAGTTTGGGCTGTCATAACCAAGCTCCTTTTGTAATGCTTCTAGTTTCTTCTTCACGCCGCCTTTCTTTGGGTCTAGTTTCATCACTAGCTCAAACAGGTTGTGCGCCTTTTCTTTTTCGCCTGCTTCAAGGTGCCAGTCACCGACTAGGCGGAACATCTTCACTTTAAGTGGTGCGTTGGTAGCAAGCTCACCTGCCAGTAAATCATTCACGGCTTTAAGCAGGTACTCGCGCTTGTACTCTTTCTTTTCAGTGTGCGCTTTGTGCGTGTACTTAAACACGTAATCACAGAAGCCCGTTTGACCGTTCACTTTGAAATTAGCCGGCGTTTCTAACCCGCCATCAATGGCTGCTCGAAAGTCATCGTGGATCTCTTCAAACTTGCCAAGGTCGAAGTGCCACATATAAAAGCACCACATCACATCGAGGTTACCGTAGTCGCCTTTGTGGGTAACCAGTAGCGTTTCAACCAATGGGCGGTACTTGTTAATGAGCTCTTGTTTGTACGGGTCTTTCTCTTTCGAGCCAGACAAGGTGCGCAAGCGGCTTTGGTCTTGCTTAAAAACGTTCTGTGTTTCTTCCCAAGGCTTATCAGCAAAAGCAGTGCGAACGGATTGACTTAATGCTGATTCGCTAATCGCGCCAACATCGTTGAGAAGGTCAACACTGTCGGTCACTTCAAAGGTTTCAACCGTTAATGGCTTTTCCTTCATAGCCTCTCGTTTCATCAGTATGGATATCATTGTATTGCTCCTTACTGCGGGATGAGTTCGTCACCGTTGAAGACCACTTCAAGCTGACCATCTTTTACCGCTACAGTAAGTGGGTCCACTGTCCATGCGCCTTTCAAGGTGTATGCGCGGCTTGTGTTCGTTTCTAAGGTGATGTCTTCACCTACAAAATCAGCAATGGCTTTCTCATCGGTGTCTTGAGCGTGAATGATGGTGCACTTGATGAAAGGCGCATCTGAGAATTGTTCAGAGAAACCCAAAGGGCCATCGTCACCCATGACGGTTTCGCGCTTCATGTTGCCCATACCAAATTCAGCGCCTTCTTTAAGGGGAAGGCGACCCAATGAGCCTGCGTTAAGGACGGCACGGCTAGTAATTTTTGTTCCCATGACTTACTTCCTAAATTGAATTTTGCCTGCGACGATAATCAAACCGTTCACGAACTGCGGTGAATCTTGGTAGTTGACGCGCTGCTTGTTGGTTTTATCAAGCTCGACAATGAGCGACTTTTTGTAGCCATCGAAATCTTGCACGATGCCTTGGTATTCAAGATCTCTATACAAGGTCAACAGCTTGGCCTTGAACATGGTCGGCGTAACAATCGGCTGACCTTTGGCGAACTTGGTACCGTCTTTCGCAATTTTATGGCGAGGGTAGACACTCAAGATCAACGAGCGCTGTTTCTGTCGGAAGTACATGGCGGTTGCAGGTGTCATTACATCGAGGTAACTGTTGTCTGTTACGCCAGCTGCGTTTTCGGTGTAAGCCGTTACAGCACGTTCAATTAACACTTCATTCGCTGAGTTCACCGTGTAGGTACTCAAGCCTTCATACAAAAAGAGGTTGCGTTCAGCCCAATCCCACTCTTGCGTTGCCAGTGAATAAACACCGTTTAACTTGAGTGTTTGTAGCGGCCTGCAAGGGTCGATAGCCAATGACGGGGCGATTTGACCTACCCATGCACCAATGGCTTTTGCATCTGATAATGCTTGGTCTTTAGAGTCACCAAAGTTGTTGATTGGCAGGAAGTTGATTAACGGGCAGTTGCTCTTTGCTGAAAAGGTCACTAGCTCGGCGTGGGTGCCTTTCTTCGGTAGATACGCAACACCTGGTACTTGCTCTAATGCTGTATAACGGTTTTCAAGAAAGGTACCCAGTTCGCGAATGGTAGTGTCGTCATTCAATGAGCACATGATGTGGTGGTATTGCGTGTCACCTAGCGCGGCCAATGCACTTGCGATATCACCGCTACCCACGCTGATCGCGTAAATTGGCATGGTTTTATCTTGCTTACGGAAGTAGGTGATCATTTCTACGATGTCGCTACTCGCACCAAACGAGTCTGCCGCTTCTGTCTCATCCATACAAAGCGTGACTTTATTGTGACTGACCTTTGCACCACTGACCGCATTGCCGATCGCCAATACAACTTGCAAGTCTTCTGCGCTGTTTGCCAGGCTATTATCAATTTCAATGTAGACACCGGGAACGCGAGCGGTGCTGGGTACTTCAGCAAAACCAATACTCATTATTTAGTTTCCTTTTGGGTTGTGGGCTTGGCTGTTTTATCGATGACCACGATACTTTTTTCAGCGAGTCGACGTAGCCAGTAAGCGTTGCGAGGTTTATTTTCACCTGCCGCTTTCAGTGGCTCTCGGGTTGTTGGGTCTTTCACGATTAAACTTGTTTTCGCTGGCTTAATCTTGAAAGTGGGTAGCGCCGTTTTCTCTACTTCTTGTTTATCCATTACGCTGCATCCTCTAGTGCAAAGTGTTCCGCTGCCATGGCGAGTAACTCTCGCTCTAGAGCAGGCGTCCAACCAATGAAGGTTCGTTTGGGCATTTGGTAATTGCGCTTGGTTTTCACGCCACCTGTCCATTGACCTGTTTTACTGTTGTAGTGACCATTAACGCGAGTCGTAAATGACACTTGAGCGCCTTGGTTGTGCTCTTGGCCAATGCGACCTGCGACGCCTTTTAGGCCAACCTCAAAGCTATCGTCTGTAACGTGAGTTCTTAGCGCCTTGCCAAAACCAAGCAGCATGTTTTTATTGTTCACGGTGTTCTGCGCTTGAGTGCCATCGCATAGTTGGGTTGCCTTTCGCCGTGTTCGGCTTTGGTACGGGTTGTTGTCTATATCTCGTTGAGCACGAATTTGTTGACGAAAGAACTGCCGTGCGCGGTTGGCCATTCGTTTATTCAGCTCAAACTTATCACTGACCGTAAGCACTAAACTTTCCACAACTTGAGTCAATTGCTCAGGCGTCGTGAGTGTTAATTCACTCATGGCAAATCACTTAAGTGGCCGACAAAGTGGATCAATTCACCGAGTTGGTCTTCATCGGCTCGCGCTTCAAAACCACTGACACATTCATAACGGGTATCACCTTGCTTCCAATTGCCTTGTTCGTTTTCTTGAAGGTCGAACTCTTCACGAATATCAATTTTCAGCTTGAGATCAAACACACCTTTATCGAGAGGCTCTAGCGCGAACGTCGGCAAGGGTAAGCCTTTTTCCGCTCGTTCTGGGTCGTATTTGTTGAGCCAGCTGACTAAATGCATAAACAACACTTGCGGCTCTAACTTGGCACTTTGCAAGAAAACGATGGCGGTATATTCAATTTCAAACCCATCGATATCGACACCTTGACCACAAAATAATGCGCCATCCTCCGCCCACACATCCATCTTTGCTGCATCTGTCACATGGCTTTTGAATAGGTTTGTTAAGCTTTGCAGCGCTTTCATTACACCCTCTCAAAGCAGTAGGTTTCTTCTGCGTGGATCAATATGTCTATGGCTTGGCGGTACTGCACCTCACACTCTTCTTTCTTACTGGTGAGAGCTTCTTGTCGGTCTGCTGCTTCAGCGGTAGTGTCACCACTCATTTGCACGCTAATCAGTTGAGCGGCGGTCAGTGCGAATACGGCCTGCTTGTAAAGTGTTTTGGTTGAGTCATCATCACCAAAGCGTTCTTGAGATAGCTCCGTCAAACTAGCGAAAGGTACTAAAGTGTCTTTCAACTCAGAATGCACCTTGATACGTGACAACGTAGCGTAATGCAGAATGCCTGCCTCTGTTTCATTACTTTGGAAATGGAACAGAGACTGAAACTCTGAAATCTTCAGGGCTGGATATTTGCCTTGAGCTGGCAACTCAGATTCATAGTGCTCGTTTTTATCACCGACAAATTCCATGATGTCTCCTTATTGGGTTAGGGAATGCAGGCCGACAATCGCGAATAACAGTTGGTGCCAAAGCGCACCTGAAATAGCAATAGAGCCTGCATTGAGGGGGGGTTAGTTTCTAGCGGTTGGCTTAATGCCAAGCACCGTTAATCCAAAGCTTCACGTTTTTGAATTCAATGGCTGCGGCTTTGCCAACTTCTTCGATCACGTAAGCCATGTTCATCGACTCAAAGTTTTCAATTTGGTCTTTTTCGTCGTTCTTTTTACCTGTAGACCGGCGAACTGAACCTTCTTGAATGTAGATAGATAAGTTGTCGTAACTGGTCACCATGATGCCCGTCGAAGGGAAGCCTGGTACTTTTACTGCAGGCAGACCGCCATAGGTACCGATGACTTGCAGCTCTTGAATTTTGCCTTTTTCGCTTGGCGTATTACCGTGCGCTTCGTAGAACTTGGCTTTGTCATAAGCCAGCAAATCGGAGCCGATGATGGCCACAAGATTTGAATCGTTTTCACAGGCGTCATGCAGTAGGTTTTTCGTTTCAAGCACGGCTAGGTCTAGGTTGATGAAGTCACCACCTTCACCGATACGAATTTCACCATCCGCTTTTTGTCCCGTGGTAATTAAGCGATCTTCATTATGATCACGCATGGCTTGGAACCAACCTTTATTCACATCTTCACCGTTCGGGTTGGCGGTAGCATCGGTATTTTTATCGGCGCTTTCGCCATACCAACCAATGGTGATTTTATTGGCGTCAATTTGCTCTCGGGTTGCTTTACTGATCAAGGCGTTGAAGTTTTTATGGTGCGCCCACGCGTCCAGTTTTGCGTAACGAAGCGCGGTATCAAAGTTCGTTTGCTCACACATGTAAGGCATAGCCCCCATACTTGAGTGATCTTTCGGTGTACGTTTGCCTGAGCCTGACGTATCGGTACGACTGGCAATCATGCCTGTTACACCAAGACCAATGGATTCACCTTTTTGGTTTTTCACTGAGATGATGTTGATTTTGTTAAGGAACCAACTGCTTTCACGGATAGCTGCGATAATGCGCTGAGTACCATTCGGGCTCACGTTAAACTTCTCGGTTGCATCATCCACATCGTTTTGAGCGGCTACCGCTTTCACGTAAGCGCTGAGTTTTATTTTGGTCTGCTTTTGCATGTTCTTACCTAATTAAATTCGTTATGGGTTGAAGATGTGTCGAAGCCTATAAGTAGCGCTCTTCGTCATTACTTTCGCCGGCTAACTGACGCTGCTCTTCATCGGTTAGCTTGCTGAGCTTTTCGATTTGACCTGTTAGGCTTTCTAACTGAGATGAAAGCTTCTCTACCTTGTCCTCTAGCTCAGTCACTTCAGTGCCTTCTTCGACTTCAGGCTCTTGCGGCTGACCATTGGTGTTGAGCTTCTCAACTTGCTCACTTAACTGGCTTAGTTGCTGCTGATTCTCTTTGCCTTGCTCAATGCTTTGCTTGAGTAGCTCTTCAAGTTCTTTACTCATGTTGTCTTCTTCCTGTTGTTGTGAGAGCTGCTCAAGTTCACCTTCGCCCTTAAGCCAGCGTTTAAATGTATGGAACATCGAGGCTTCTTCCTCGGTGTCTTTTGAGAGTTGCTCTGGGGTAATTTGAAAGTTCGTTGGCACGCACGCTTTATCTTTGCTGTTAGCCGACAATTGAATCTGTGTCGTCCCTAACGATGCAGGCTCATCAGTCAAGGCCAATCCGGTCAGGTAGGCTTTCCCTGTATCGGCAAACTTTTCATAGAACTCACATGAGGTATGTAAAAGCTGGCCTTGCTCAGCCATACGTAAAAGCATTGAGTTTGGTTTCAGTACTGCGAATAGCTTGTCATCTTTCTTTTTTACAGATAGGACTGAGCCATACTTGTTGCTCCACGGATAATGGTCTGCATTGATTCGAGCTGTATAGACTTCTGGGTTGTAAGTTTCTGCAATCTCATCAATGATTTTTTGCTCAATGACTCGACCATCAATGGTTGCTCCTGCCTGTAAAATACAAATTTGCTTTGATTGGAACATGCCTAAACTCTCCTAAATTCGATGATTCCAATTTACCCAATGCCTCCGCCTTTTTGTATTTGTCCTAGTTCTAAACGCTTGATATAGAAATCGTTCAAGCTGAGTAATCACAAGCGCTGTAGCACTATGCAAGCATGGATACGAATGTTATTAGCGAACCGCTATACACCACCGACCAAACGAAAGCTTTGGAATTGTTTCTGCGCCAACGAAAGCCGCCTGAAATTGCGGAGCAAGTTGGTGTGGCTACTCGCACGGTTCAGAAATGGATAACTCAGTTTGATTGGAAAAAGCTGAGGGATGATGCACCCGTTGAATTAATGCTAAGGCAGCGTATTGCCTACTTGATGTGGGTTGACCATAAACTCGAATGCCAAGAGCGTGAGCTGAAGATGCTGCTAGAGCAGCACTATAAAAACCAGAAGTCAGAAGAGCGCTCTCGACCAGCGAGTTCTAGCGGTGGTGAGAATAAGCGAGGACGTAAATCAAATAAGGTTAAAAATGATATTTCCGGTATTACGAAAGAGATGCTGGATGAATACCGTGAAAAGACCTTCTTTGGCTACCAGAAAGAGATTCATGAGCACAAGCAAAACGATGAGATCAACGAGATTCGCTTTTATCTTAAATCTCGCCAGATTGGTTTGTCGTTCTATTTTGCATGGGAAGCGTTTGAAGATGCAGTGCTTAGCGGAGATAACCAGGTGTTTATTTCTGCGTCCAAGAAACAGGCGTACATCTTTAAAAATTACATTCGCAAGTTTGCGCTAGAGCTTGCTGGGATTGATTTAAAAGGTAAAGACGACATTGAATTAAGCAATGGCGCCAACCTTATTTTCTGTTCAACCAATGTTTCATCTTCTCAGGGCTTTAACGGTCATATGTATTGGGATGAGGTTTTCTGGATTCCTCGCTTTAGGGCACTTGATGACTATGCAGGTGGTATGTCTATTCAGGCTCAGTACCGTACAACCTACATATCAACCCCTTCTACTATGGCGCATGAGGCTTACCCGAAATGGTCTGGTAAGAAAGAAGACAATATTGACCTAAGCCATAAAGCACTGAAAGACGGTGCGCTTGGCCCCGATTACATCTTCCGTCAAATGATCACGGTTGATGATGCCATTGCCAAAGGCGGTGACAAGCTCTTCAACATGGAGAAGCTTAAGCGTAAGTATCCGGTTAAAGAGGTATTTGACAACCTGCTTCGCTGTAAATTCTTGGATGACAGCGCTTCATTCTTCTCTCTTAAGGCGCTACTGGCCTGTAAGGCAGACAGTTCACTTTGGAAAGATGTCGACCACGAGAAAGCAAGGCCAGTGGGTAACGCAGAAGTATTGGTCGGTTATGACCCAAGAGGTGGCGGTACGGGTGAAAGCTCGGATGATGCGGGCTTAGTGGTGGCGTTGAAGCCTAGACGTAAAGGTGGCGTGTTCCGATTTATTGAGCGGGTTCGCCTTAAAGGCTCCAGCTATGAGCAACAGGCTGACACCATTCGCGGCATTACTGAGAAATACAATGTGGTGTACATGGCCATGGATACCAGTGGCGTAGGCTCGGCTACAGCTGAGCTGGTTCGTAAGTTTTACCCAGCTCTGGTCGAGCTGGATTACTCACCCGAAGTGAAGCGATTGATGGCTTACAAGTCGAGAGAAATCATTAACAGTGGCCGTTTACAGTTTGAAGCTGAATGGGATGATCTCGTTCACTCGTTCTTAATGATCCGCCAGCAAACCACTAAGGTGAGTAACCAAATTACCTTTGTTTCCAACCGCAGCAAAATTGGCTCTCATGCCGATTTAGCTTGGGCTTCGATGCATGTAATGCGTTGGGAGCCGATTGATATAAACAATGACACCAACACCAGTGTCGAGTTCTTCTAGCCTAATTTTGGAGAGACCAAGTGATAGAGATTGAATTTTCTAGCCCCGTGAGCGTGATGAATAGCGACATTCTTAGTTATTTAGAAGTGGCGTTGGTTGATGGTTTATACGAACCACCGATTGCGCTCGATACCTTAGCCAAGGCACTGCGCACGAACCCGATGCATTCGAGTGCGATTGAGTTTAAGCGCAATACGTTAATGCACGCCATTGCGCTGAGTGGATTACTCTCACGCCAAGATGTAAAGCGCTTTATTCAAGACTACTTAACCTTTGGCAATGCTTACTTACAGGTTATTCGTGGCTATGGAGGGGTGGGGGAGCCTATCAAGCTCAAACACATACCTGCTCTCTATATGCGTAGACGTGAAGACTTAGGTTGGACGTATAAGCCTAGAGCCTACGATGATGATGGTCGTATCGACTACAAGAAAGGTCAAGTGTTCCACTTGGGCGATTACGATGTAGCGCAAGAGCTGTATGGTTTGCCGAGTCACATTAGCTCTTTGACGTCTATCTGGCTGAACGATGATGCCACCTTGTTTCGTCGTCAGTACTACCGTAACGGTAACCATGCTGGTTACTTGCTGTATATGAACGAGCCCACCATGACAGAGAAACAAGAAAGGGCCATCAAAAAACAACTGCAGGCTCAAGAAGGCATGGCGTTTAAAAACTTGTTTGTGAATGCCAAAGGTAAAGACACCAAAGCCCCAGAGCTTAAACCAATTGGTCAGGTGGAAGCCAAAGACTCATACAAAGAAGTAAAGAACCAAACCATGAACGAGGTGCTTTCGGTTCACCGTGTGCCAATCGAGTTGATGAGCATTCGACGCGAGAGTATTACGTCACTGGACTTGAATAAGGTCGATTGGCTGTTCCACAAAAACGAGTTGCTACCACTCATTGATATGATGCAAGAGTTGAATGATGTTGTGGGGCATCCGATCATTACCCCTAAAGAATATAAACGTTTGGATGCGGCTTAGGCTCAGCTATTAGGGGAGTTCCTCGAAGAAGGAGGTGGTCATTAAACGTTAATTAATCTATCATTCCCCCCCACTTTATCATCATAAGTAAAATTTCACTCCAGAATTCAGGCTATTTTAGGTCAGAAATATCAAGAAGAGTACAGCGACTTAAACTTGATACTAAGAGTAAATGTTGGTCTAGAGTGTGAATTTACCCTAAATAGAAGATTTCCATATATGATAGCAACCAAAAAACTTTACCCACTAGATGGATTGCGCGGCATTGCAGCAATGTCCGTAGTTATAATGCATTTGTGCTACACCTATGCCGTTGATTATGACACAAGGTTAGAGCAATGGTCCATGTCTGGGGGTATATTCAATGAAATGATAACTTCCACTATTTTAGCATTAACAAATGGAACGTTTAGTGTCTGGCTTTTTTGGATGATGTCAGGCTCGGTTCTTAGTATAAAGTTCTTTCAATTAGAAGAAAAAGATAGATTAAGCTACATCCGAAAGTCGGCAGCGAAAAGGTATTTCCGTTTATTAATACCGGTCGCAAGTAGTATATTTTTAGCATATTTTTGCATGTCAAATGGTTTGTATAGTAATAAAGAGCTCGCTATAGAGTTTGGTGAAATATATGTAAGCGGCCCCATTTCATGGCTAAATAGCCAGTGGAGTTTTGAACCAGAACTTGAATCTGCATTATCAAGTTCTTTCTGGTATACTTTTTTTAACTACCATTCACAGCCTACCTATAATAGTGTCCTTTGGACAATGGGGCCAGAGTTAATAAGTTCTTATTTTCTTTTTATGGTACTTCCTCTTTTAGGTGATGGTAAAAACAGACTTTTCACATACCTCGGTGTGTTTTCTTTTTGTTTTTTCTTTGAGCACTTTTATGTTTTATCTTTCATTGCTGGCGCATTGATAATTGATATTCAGCGTAGCTTTAAATTCAAGAGTATTCATAAAAGTTTATACATTATCCTTATACCATTAATTATATACGCTTTGAGTAAGCCTAACTATGGCGGATATTACTATATAATAGTTTCTTTTGTTTTGGTTTTTTTAATCGTTAACTTCGGTCTTTTTAACAGCATATTATCATCAAAGCTCCCCTCATTCTTAGGTAAGATTTCATTCTCACTATATCTCACACATATGATGATGATTGGTCTTGTAGCATCTCCTACTTATTTCCTATCAGTGAAGTTTATCTCTGAAAATAATTCGAAACTATTTTCCGCTATTTGTGTGCTAATTAGCTCCATAGTTTTCTCGTTTTTATTTTATAAATCAATAGAGAAGGCTAGCTCAAGACAAGCGGGGAAAATAGTCGAAAAAATTGACATTTATTATTCAAAGTTAGTCTTCTTTGTAAGAGAGAACTCTAAAAAGAATGAGAAAAATTCAGCGTAGTAAAGGGCTTATCTAAGAAGATTTCGAGGGTTAAATCAACCCTCGATCTTTAATTAACTTGTAGGCGAATATTTAAAATCTCTTTTATCGAAGTGCGTTTATGTTAGCTTTATTCAGCTTCTTTTTATACAGCTTCCTTACCTTGGAGTAAGGTGTGTAGGCGGTCGAATTCTTTCACCATGCTGCGTTCTATTCTGTCGCCTAGCTCTTTGACATCATCTTTGGTGGCGTAGGTTTCCGCTACGTGAGTCTTGTGCTCTCCAAGCTCTTTCGATAGCCGAAACAAGTAACTAATCAGTAAGCTAAGGATAAGGGTGACAAAGGTACAAAACGCTATCACAGCATTAAGCCAGTTCGGATCTATTGTCATTCCCATTGTTCGACCTCTTTGAGTTTTTTACCTTTCAGTGAATGGATAATGTCATTCACTGTTTCTTGTGTGACATCGTTCGTTGTGAGGGTTTTAAGCTTCTCTAGGCCCCAAATTACAAGACGAGAGGCGAAGCGCTCAAGAATCACTTTCCATGCGACTTGTAAGATTAAGCCTTTCAGTACTTCCCATAGGGTTTTACCTAAAATTCCGGTAATAACGTTCATACCCATTCCTTACTTTTGTGTTGGTTCAGTTCCATAACGCATCATTTCACTGAGCGTTTGAGAGCGGTTACCCACCTGTCTTGCCCAGCGACTGTTTAACATTTCATTAGCGGCCGCCTGCCAAGCTTGCTGTTCAATGAGAGCAATGGTCTTTTTGAATTTCTGAAAACGTGGCAAGCCCATGTTGAAGATCATGTCGACAATCACTGCCTGGCGAACTTCATTCAGAGCATTGAAGAAAGGTAAGGTTTGAGCCAGCTGAATCACTTCGTCAATATTGTGCTGAAGTAGCTGCTCGGCTTCTTCTAGGGTAATGCCGTTGTCACTAAGGTTGCGTCCATAACCGATGGTGAGTTTCCCCATGCTGCATCGATACGGCTTAAGCCGAAGACCTTCATGCTTCTTAATTAGTGTTGTGGCTAACGTTTCCATACTGGCGACCTAATGTAATGAACTAGGCTTAGTTTACCGTGGTGGTTAAGTGGCGGATATTGGGGCGAATTCTAAATGGAAAATGTAGAAAACCCAGCGTGATAGCTGGGTTTTAATAGGGTTGGGATTAGTTGGCAGGCGGTGTTGGCCACGGGTGCTCTGTTTGGATTTTTGCTCTCGCAGCTAGGGCTTGAGCCTCGCTAATATCGGCCTCTGCTTTGTTGCCACTTAAACGCTTGATTTGAGCTTCTGCAATTAACGGGTCACACATACGAGAATAAAGCTGTCGTCTTATCTCGTCAGTTTGGTTGTATTCAGCCACGTACTTATTGCTTTGGTTGGTTACCCAAGCATTGTTAATCCACTCGTCCCATTGAGTAGCTGGCTCGTCTTTTGTGTAGTCGTCTGTGATTAAAGACGCGTCATCAAAATCTTTGGATTCGTGAGTTTGCTTATGATAAGCCGTCACCTCAACAAACTTAGGTTCTACCGTCCACGTTTGATTTTGCTCATCAAACTTAGCTTGTTCCGTTTCTGAGTCGAACTCAGGAACCTCAATTAGTGTGGCTAGCTGCGGCAATAGATAATCGTCATAACCATCAATTTTATGGACTGGACGATGACCGATGTAGATAGACGTATCGCAATCGTAAAAATAAGCTGTTTTCATTACATCCATCCTCTGTGAATTTTAGCTGCGTAGTTTATGGAGTGTGGTCGGTTTTCGCTTGCAGTAGGAACAACTCTTGATGCTTTAAAGTCAAAACCGTCACCGCTCCCTACCACAGTTGTTGTCGCTGGAGCTATTTGTTGCCCGTACTTATTGTTCATAGATATAACACCGGAAGCATTACCCGCCGGATGTTTTTGATAAGCTATATTACCGAAGTCACCTTGAATTTCACGTATTGCATCACCTTGATACGCACCATGTGCCACGCCTAGTGGGGTTGCACGAACGAAACCTCCTACTATATGCAGATTAGGCCTTGTGAACGTGGTAGAACCATCACCGGTTCCCCAATACGCTGCGTATTTTTTCTTATCTGAATCTTTCGTAGCTTGGTTTATCAACAAACCCGTCCGTTGAGCATGAGCCCAAAGTAAAGCATCGGTTGTTCTCGATAAATCCCCGCCATCTAAGGTGATCCATCCAGCACGAGGATTGGGGTCGTCAAAGTAGCCTATCTCACCGCAGCGCATGGCCAACATATCGGCTTTAGTTAATGCACCTACATCGGCGGCGGTGGGTTTGTTATTTGGACTGAATACTCGCTGACCACGCTCATTTAACGTACCTGTTGTATCCATACCACCACCTGACTCATTTAGACCAGTAAGCTCGGCATTTTCAACTCTCCATCCACTAGGTAGGTTTTGAAGCTCAGGCTTAACAGGACTGATTCCTGAGTAGCCAGTTAATGCATTTGAGTCTTTTAGGCGAACGTTGTAAACAGACGTTACCGTCACATAGACTTGCAGGCGCTTCTCGCCATATGTATCGTCGCCATTAGCAATGACGCGAGCACCTGTAATTCGCTTGGCGTGTCCACCTACTGTAACGATGCTAATCGATGTATCTCTATAGCTGCGTACAAACTCGATATGCATAAATGCATGGTCACTGCTTTCATTGTCCCAAACATAGACCTCAGAAAAACCACGAGCGCCAGCAGCTGTAGCAATTGTAACCCAACCCGTAGAACAGGTGCCCGATTGCACATTTTCCCACTGAGAGAAAGCCGACGAATCCTTACCATCAAGCTTGCCCGAGTCAGCAGCTTTAGAGTTTTTACCAAGGTATTTGTCAGAGAACTCTTTTTTAAGGTTGGGAAAGTGAAGCCCCAATAACTCCGTTTCCGTCACGTACTGATTGTGCTTAAAAATGACCTGTCCAGCTTGCCCCGAAACCGCAGCTTTTAGAGTGACCATGCCGCCAATACCTTTAGCCAAAGCAATCACTGGGGTTTGGCAATCCACGATGGATTGACCTGCGGTATCTACAATCTTGATTTGATAGAGGTACTCATTGAAGTGCCTTTCAATCGGTAGGTTGAATACAAACGTCAGTACGCCATTATCATCGTAATAACTGGCTTCGATTGTGTCCGTATGGAAAACAGACAAGCTCGCAGTTGGCGCGTTGTGGGTTAATGCTCCAATGAGCTGAAACTTTTTCGCGGTCTGTTTCAGGTTACTTTTGAGAATGCTGATCCCGTGCTGAGTTGGGATACCTTGCAGCGTGCTCATACGGTGTCTCCTATTTCAAGTTGCCATGTGATGGCGGTGCAGCACAGAAAGGGGGCTTCAGCTTCTAATTCAAGCTGAGAGCTAAACTCTGGCTTCATGGTTAAGGCCGTAGCCAGTTCAAATTGTGTATTTGCATCAAATGGATAAATCCAATGAAACTCGGTGTGCGGCAGTCGTTTTTCTTCTAGCGCTTTAAAGGCCGCGTCATTGTTGTAGCTGTAAAGCTTTATCTTGATGAGGTTTGGGTTAGCGACTTCATCAAATACCACACCTTTAGAGCCCATCGTCATCAAGAGCCGTTGATAGTCTGAAATCTTCCAACCAAATTGCTGCTCTTCAAACTCGGTTAATAGCGACAGTTCAATATCGTCATGGGTTTGCTTGAAGTCTTTGGCCATGCCTTTGATGGTGTTGGCCAGCTCGACGTTCTCGGTGTCTTGCCAATATTCGCCTTTGGGTAATAGACCACGGTAGGCGTTTTCAAAATCACCGGCACTGTAGTTAATAATTAAGTCGGCGGTGTCCACGTTACGCTTCCTAGTACATGTATCTGGTTTTTATCAATAGCGACCTCACCAACAGGTGTACGAACAATGAAGTTGTTGGTCACGGTTGAAGTGGTTAACACAATTTCAGTATTGGTGATGGATTCAGGCTTTTGAGTTATCGGGTCGATTTTTCCCATTTTCCCTTTCACAAGATTCTCTAGTGCGGTGACTACATCATTACGTATGGCTTGGTCTTGAATGCCTTGTATCTCGATGTTGAGTGGCACTTGCTTTGGTAGATAAGCGATTGGATGACAACCTGCCAGTCGGTTACGCTCAAAGGTGTCTTGCACTAACTTGACTACTCCAGCACTTAAAGTCGGGTTGCTTTCTCGCGCACCGATATACACTTCCACCATGCCTCGCTGTGGGGTGTTGTCGAGCGCCCAAGCAAAGTCCACATCGGAGTGAGCAGACACCGCCCAGGCTTGGTAATCTTCTGATTTACCGATGAGCTCGTTCTTCTCAAACGCTACGATCACTCTGGAACGCCAATGCTTGAGTTCTTCAATGTTCGCGCCACCAGTTACACCTTGTGAAACCACACGGTTTGGGTCAATTCCGCTGAGCCCTTCGCTTAGCGCCAGTATTGCGCCTGCAGGTAAGTTGCTATCAACTCCTGATTTAAGTGCGATCACTTCGACCGGAGCATTGCTGTATTGTTCTTTGGTGGTTTCATACTCGTTATTGCCATGCGTTAAGCGAGTGCCTTTTTTGATCACCACCGTTCCGCCAAGCTCAGTGAACTGGACTCGGCCCGTTGCGAACGTGGGCAGTAGTCGAGGGGCTTTATGGCGATTAGCGTGTAGGTATAACCACTCTTCAGAGCAAGTCTCTGGGTGCAGCTGTCTGAAGAGCAAATCTTGATAACCATATTGCCCATAGCTGACCCCCGCAATGGCAGCGGCTATCCCTTTGGTTGCTGGGTTGCTTTGCCCTGTTACAGACACCAGATTCGCTTCTGCACGAGCTATCAACTCATCTAAGCTTCGTTTTGTACTCATTGGTTAACCTTTGAAAGTGGAACATCAAATTGAGAGCCATTGGTTAGGGTTATCATCACATTGCGACCCATTTGGGTTGGCTTCTCTCGCCATACTGAAACTTCAACTGCTTTGGCGTGGCCGTCGGTAATGAGCCAAGCGAGTGACTCTTCACAAAATCGCTTAGCAAGGCTTAATGTTTCGTCGGTAAGCTTTGCTCGCTTGAGCGTCCAGTCACGAGAGCCGACCACGTTTATCAACTCATTGCTCCAAGTGCCGCCACGCTCATTGCTTGCCATACGGGCGCGATCGTTTTTAGTCGATTCGGCATAGTTGTAAACACTCTGAAGCACAGCATGGGTTAGCCCCTCTTTAGAGCTAAGTGATGCCGTCAAAGCCGTTAAATTGAAATGACTCATCCTTTGTTTGGCCCCTTGGTTGTTCTGTTTGCACTATCGTCTTTGTAGTCGTGAGTATGTTTCTCAACGCTAACTCCACCGAACGTACCTGAAGAGCTACCAACAGCGCCCGTAACTTGTGTATCTTTCATAACCGTTAGGTTGCCGCCTATCTCTACATCACCAGAAAACGTGGACTTAGGTGCAGTCACGTTCACAGCCGTTGCGTTCACGGTGGTTTCTTGTGCCGATATCACTTCTAACTTTGCGCTGGCGTTTATCTTGATGCCTTGGTCAGTGAAATGAACAAGGTTGCCTTTGTCATCGAGCATCGCGACTTCACCAGGCTGTAACTCTATTTGGTGGCGTTCGTCTTCTACGTTCACGGTGATGCCGCGAGATGTGGTTCCACCAATGAATAGGTTGTAAGTTTTCGCACCTGGTAGTGGGCGGCTCATAAAACCGTAGTTGTGTACGCGTTTTATCTTGTCGTTAGTTCGGCCTGTCGCGGTTTTGATTTGTAATCGGCCTGTGGTTGCACCTGTGACCGTGCCGGTGCCAATCACATTTTTGATTCTGGCCATTAATCGCTGTTGTTGCTGCAGAGCACTAGACATAGCTTTGCTCCTTAAACGGTCTGAATAACTCAACCGATGTTTCCGTAGAGCTTTCAGACACCGATAGGCCAAGCGACTTGATTACCAACATCTCACTGAAGCTTTGCTCTTGGTCAGCTACTCGAATAACTCGATTTAAACCATCAATGGCCAACTCAGGGAATATGTCGGCAATTGTGCTTGATGCCGTCAGGCTTTGAGCTATGGCAAGGTTGCGCTCATATTTAGCACGAGACAGGCAAGTATCACGGTTTTGTAATTGGTCACAGGTGATCACCATAGTGCGTGAGCTATCGACGTTTGGATTGATGACCTGTGCGCTTGCGTCATCCCACTGACCTTGCACATCAATGGTGTGAAATTGCTGATTGAAGGTGCGCTTGATGTTCAGGCTGTCGATGTTGTTGCCTGTTTCTAGGCCGATATTGCTGATAGTTGCATGCGCGGTGTTTTCAATGGTCAACACACCACTGCGCTCAACCAACATAAAACCTTGCTCTCGAATGAGTTGTGCCACGTTCTCTACAGGGGATTCCGCATTTATTTGAAACTCAGGAATGACCGGCATACTCTTCACCAGGCTTTTCACTTTCAAACCAAATGGCTTGGCAACATGGCGAAGCAGCTCTTCAACGTTCAAGTTATAAAGCGCATCCATCGTGATGCGTGAATCAATCATATTGGCACTCTTTGAGCGGCCAGAAATGGAAACAGCGTGAGTGCTTGAATCGGTATTTGAATCCACACCATCAATCTGACCAATCAGAATCGACTTGGCGTTCAGGAAGAACTCAACCGACAACGGGCTTTCAATTCTCATAGGCTCAATTGAGCAACTGAATGTGTGGGCCAGCTGTTCAATAGAGTAGTTGATATTCGCTTGATAGAAGGTGCGCGGCTTGCCATCAATGTGCATCGTTAGCGTGTTCATGACATATCCCTTACGGCGATGTCACCACGAATGAAAAGCGGGTGCTGCAGTGCATTCATTTTTGTGATGACTTTTTCTTGAGTGAACTCATCGTGCGCAATCGCCAGCGCAGATTGAAAGCGTGGTGACTGTACCGTTCTATGGGGCGCAGTACCGCTGACCACCTTATCTTGCTGAACCTTCATATTGCTTTTCAATATCGTGACTGCATCGAACAACTCAATGCTTTCAAGCGTCGACACTTTGGTGGTGTCTTTGATGCGCTCATCGATACCGACAATCAAAGTAGACAGGTCATTCTTGATGGTTTCAGGCTGCTTATCCGACTGCGTAATATCAAAGCGGTCGCCTTTTTCTAGGTGTGTGATGTCTTTGTTCATCTTCACTGCGCCCGTCACCATTTGCACATTGTGGTGCTGAGTTGGCGTGTCCGGTTTCACTTCACCTAGCAGTAAAGCTTGAGCACTACGCGAGTTGTCTACCGCTTCATTACCTGAGCTTGGCTCGGCTTGAACACCATCGGCCACCGCATCCACTGAGGCAGAAAACAGATCAGCGAACTCAGTTGGGTTAGTGCTGAGGCTACTCACTGCAGAGAATGCTTTATTGATGGCGTGGTTAATGTCTTGAAGGCTTTCATCTTCAAGCTTTAAGCGGTTGGTGATGTCGACCAACACGTTCAGTGCGCTGATGGCATCATTCTGAACTCGGTGAATGTTCGATACATCCAAGCCTTTAACTTGTTTCACGAAAGAACGCTTCGATAAGCTCTCGACCATGTTGGCCTGCGTTTTTGTGCGAACGGAAGTCGGTGCAGTGATTGATGGGGAAGAGCCAGCACGAGCAAACTTCAGGCTCAGCGTCACCAATCCTTTTTTGGTACTGATGCTTTGCGATACATCTTCAAAGACAAGCGGAAGTTCACCCAACCAAGGATGTTCTAGCTCGCCTTTTGGTGTTGCTTCTAGGTTTTCAATGAGGGCATTGGCATCGGCCAGAGAACTGGAACCAACGAACACCGCTTCAATCGTATAGGTACGGGCTTTCGTTCCCATAACTTTGATGTGTGGTAGCTCTGCGTAGGGGATTTCGCTCACTTGCAAGCGCTTACCACCATCAAAGGCGGTCGAGAGGATATTGAGCTTAAGCCCATTCCATCTAGCGTGCTCGTACTGTCGTTCCCACATCAAAAAGCCACCAACTACAGAAGAAAATCAGAATTAGGCAGTGAGAATAAAATGAGTGATGGAGTAGGGCGCTCAGGCCTTGTTCGGACTCACCCACCCCTCCACACCAAAATTCCACACTGCAATTATGCGATCTTAGAACCGCATTTCATTTCGGTAGTTGTATTGGAACACAGCCCCCGATGTATCTACATCGAGGGCTGTTTTAGATTAGGGATTTAGAGATCCTTCGAGATCGTTTTTGTTCGTTTTGAAAAAGTTAGCTCTAAATTAATTTTAGTTTAGCTTCTTCAATACATTTACTTAAACGTTTACTTTCTGGGCTGTCTGGGTTGATACGTAACGCTGTTTTAATCTCTTCTTCTGCTTGCTTTATTCGTCCAGTATTCAATAGTAATTCAGCAAATGTTTCATGGTGAAAATAGCTTTCACTTTTAAAACTAAAAGCTTTATGAATCATTACTTCTGCTTCGTCGTATCTTTGGCTGATAATTAGGAAGTGCGCATAATTGTTATAATATGTCCCTGTCCCTGTTCCTTCACTAAGTTCTAAAGCTTTGAGTATGTATTCTTCCGCTCTATCTAAGTCGCCTTCTTTTGTCAAGGCTGAAGAATATCCTGAATGTGCGTTAGGTGAAGATGGATCTTGTTCCAAGATCTCTTCAAATAGTCTCTTGGATTCATCTATTTGGCCTTTAGTTAATTTGATGAATGCTAGATTTCCTTTTGTGATATGACTATCTCGATCCAGTTCTACAGCTTCTAGATAATGTTTTTCAGCCATGTCCCAATCCCCTATATCACTATAGGTGTGACCCAAATTTGTATGCAGCTCCATTGAGTTAGGTAGATGTTTTAGTGCTTCCTCATAAACCGCTATCTTGTCCGTGTTCGAGGCTTGTTCAGAGGCCTCGAATTCCCAATCTAACCAGTCGCGAACTTCACCAGAATTGTTATCGCGTAGCATGCTTTTTACTTCTTCAGGGCTATCCTTATAAACTTCTTCAATCTTTGCGTCTAAGGTATTAAGCATCTGTTCAGTATGCTCTTGTACAAGCCTTCTTTGACCATGACGCTCGTAACCAAAGGCAGTACCTATCTTAAACATCAATTGATCAAAGCCTGGAGTTTGTATAAGAACTCCTTTGTGTTCATTCATCAGCTCTGCGATATCTCCGTTTGGTTTTTCACCTCTCTCATAATAACACCAGAATGGCCTGCCGCTGATATCGTTAGCTTTTAGGCTTTTTAAGAAGTTCATCAAGCTACCATCGTTGCCACCATAGCCAATGAATACTGGAGTATAGAATCGAAAAATGTTTCTCAGAGCTTCTATCCAGTCGGACTTTAACTCTCCGACACCATCTTCGTCATTAATTGGGTCTGTGAACAGATCTCGGTGAATTTTAGCAATCATAGGGCGGCGTGACATTGGTTTTAGGTAACTTGCTAGGCTTTCATGACCTATTACCAATGGTGTCTTGCCACCATAGATATACATAGAATCCGCGACTAGATTATCAAAGTTGGTAGTAACCACCATATTATGCCGATCCTGAGCGAGCACCCAAGCTAGTACCGCATAGCCAAAACTAGGACTTCCTTGATCAATTGCTTTTTCTAATTCAGCGTATCCGGACTCATGATCTCCATTAAAGCAAAAACTAAATATTTGTGGATAATGAGCAGCTAAATTATTTGCGTCCCAGCCATCTATCTGTAATGGGTTGTTTTGCAACCAATCATCATACTCATCTTCATTGTTACTACGACGAAAAATAATCTCCATCCATTCCCTGGCAAGAGAAGCAGCACCTTTAACATTAGATTCAATAGAAGCACCAGCACCTAATATGAAGACAAAACGGCGGTCAGGCATAGTTTCGTGAATACGTTTAAGCTCATCTAAAAAACCGGTCAGTGACCACTCTTGTTCATTATCCATATATATTCTTAATGTTGTATTGACCTAATGTTCTGTAATCTATAGATAAAAAAACCTATACACAATTGAAAATTCGAGATTTTCTCACTTTTTAGATGAGCTGTACTATTACATCAACTTATTCAATTCATTATTCACACTCTGTACGCCTTCACTAATTTCCCATCCATTTGGTTCAGCTTGCGCACGGCCAATGAAACGCGCTTGCTTGATACGCCAGTTCTTAGTGAAGCCAGTTCGTAAGAATAGCCAGACTCGAACACCAGTTTCACGGCTTTGCGAGTTTGTTCTGGCATATCTCTTTTTGAGATCACTTCAAGCAAAGCATCAAGGCGCTTTTTAGGAATAAGGTTCATTTATTCAAAATACCCGTAGTCTAGACTGCTTGTTTTAAGTGCTTGGTTGTTCTGCTTCAAAGATATCGATTTGGTTCACAGCACCTTTACACAGCTCAGGCTGCAGTTCTGAGCTTGGCTTTTGGCCTGTCGGTTCAATGAAGTGCGAGAACGACGTATGCGCTACAAACACTTTTCCACAATTAAGGTTTAAACATTGGCAGTACAGCTCTCGCGTTTCTGAACTGATGGAACGCGAGGTCGCAATTCGAGTTTTGCTTTCACATTTTGGGCATGTCACTAGCATTATTGTAATCTCCCTTCTAAATAATCCGCTTTGGCACTTTGCCAATAACTCACTTCATCCTCATCGGGTTCTTCGGGTATGTAAGGTTCACCAAGAACCGATCGCCAATAAGCCCGCCGTTCTAAGAAGTGGTGATATTGCGCGTGATAAGTTTCATCTGCTTCTTGCTTTAAATCGCTACAATCGATATCACGACAAGTCATCGACCAACCTCTAGCTCCAGCTGCCCACATCAAGAAGTTATCCATCCGTTCTTTGGCTTCATCGCCGTCAAAAGTTATCGAGAACCGGTTACCACTAGAAGCATGCATTTGGCGAGACTTGATTTCTTGCGTGGTTTTCTTAGCCGCATGTTCTAAGCGAATAATTCGTGACTGCAGTTTTTTGAGATGGTCTTCAGGCTTGCCTTGTTGCTTGGCGATACTCGACGCTTTCACGGTTTGAGCTTTTTGCTTATTGATACGTGAGATTGTTCGCAGCAAAGGTTTTTTCCACTGCTCAAGCTTGTAACCCAACTCTCGAATCACAGCCGTAATATTGTCGGCTTCAAACGAGGCGAGAGTTTCCCAACTTGGTGCGCGTGAGACTCTCGCTATGCTGTAACGATTCCCTTTAATTAAACCTTGGTCAGCGTTATTGCCTTTGGCCGCATAGCCCACCGCTTTGATGAGATAAGTACTGGCTGCTTTGGGCTGTCTAATTCTTTCGATGTGAGCCATGCCATGACCCCATAGCGATTCCAAACGTTTGGCCCAGTCTTTGAAATGCTTTTTATCGACCGTCCATTTCAACAATAAGTGAACGTGCGGGTTGGGTTCGCCATCTTCATTCATTGGGCTTTCTGCAACCCACATATAATGGAAATCAGCTTTATCTCTATCAGGGCCAAAGGGTGAAGGCTTCGCTTTAAATTGCCCAGGAACGTAATCGCCATCTTCTGTGTACCAACCTCGATGAAACATCTTTTTGCTGCCATCGAGAAAGCGGGAAGTTTCGCGCCCAATACTGGTATCGAGTGGTTTAATGATTTTGAATGGTTGTTTTGGTAACTGTGTATACAGGCCGTCTTTGCCAGGAATAAGATCACCGGTATCTCGTTCAAACTCTACTGGAGTGAACGGGCCGTCAGCATCGATGCCTTCATCCATTGCTCCAAAAATGGCGTGACGTTGTGCCGGTGTAAAAGTCAAAGTCAGAAATGTCGTAAACCCTTCATGACATTGGGCAACATACGCACCACTCTCGAACATGTTAGAAACGCTCTTTGGTGTTAGCTTTTCCGTATAACGAGTACCCGAATTAGCCTCGGGTGCATTTCCTGCAGGCGTCTGGGTAACAATTTGAGCGCGCATTTGCCCGGACCAGTCTCGTTTTTGCAGTTGAAGAGAGATTGGTGATAGCTTCCTCTCGAAAGGAGGCCTTTTCTCATGCTTCAGTGGTAAAACTCGCGCAGTATTTCGCTCTGTACTCGCGTATAACGCATCAAAGCTTTCATGACCCATTCGGCTATCAAGCTCTGTCTTAGTGCCAACGGGTTGCCCGATAACCTTCACACGCTTGTTGATTCGAGCCAACTTTAAACGCTTTTTCTCGTGTCGGACTTTTGCGCCCTTGGACAAGCCTAGTGTCTCCGGCCTTTCGGCCGCCGCTTCGCGGTCGGGTTTGGAGTTTGAATTTAGCCTTTTGAAATGTTCAGTTGCCAACTTAACATCTGTAACGTGCTTTGATTTTTGATTAAAAACACGGTCGTAAACAGGAAGAGATTTAACCACGCCAGAATCGAGCAATTGTTGCTCGTATTCTGTGTAGTGAGGAATTTTGGAACCTAAAAAACCAGCTTCATAGCTGGCATTAGCAGTTTTAACTTCATCAATAGGCCGGACAGCTCCGGCCACATGGTACAGAGTTTCAATCTTCATCGCTTATTGCTTCACATCCCCTGGATTCGCATTACTTACCGAGCCCCAAGGTTCAGCGCACCCGTTTTCACTACACACATAATTCATTGGCTGAGAGTTGCCCTTAACACGCTTTTTAATGCCGTGTTTTTCGCGCAACTTCGACACTAAAAAGCGCGCTCGCTCTCGTTTCTTTGGATCTGGTTTCTCCATCCCTGCCATATCAGGGCAGGGCTTGTGTATTGGAGAAGTGATAGGCAAGTCAGCCGTCGATTTAGCTGGTCTAAAAGTAACGTCACTCATAATTCGCTAAACTCCTGTGTGTCCATAATCATGTGACCGCCAGTGTGATTACCTCTGATGATCACGCCGTTCATAACATGCTGACAGTTGAAGTGCTCACAAGCCGCTTCGATTGCTGGGTCTGGTGAATCAAACTCACCGAGAAGAAGATTCTTAACTTCGCTAGTTTCATCATCACGAACCACGCCGCCACCGCTGTTCAGTACAACCGCTACGTATTGCATGGTTCTGCCTTCATCCCGAGTTTCTCTTTGGCAAGCTCAAGGAACTTGGCAACCTGAGCTTGGTTTTGAGCGAAGTCTTCGACCTTATACAAAGGGAAGTACATAGAAGCTCCCCATCCGTCAGAGCCTGCTAAATAAGCTTCAGCAGCTTTCACGCCTTCGACATACCCAGCCTCGTAGACATAAATTTTGTCTTCACCTGAAGTGATGGTTTTGAGTAGAGTTTTCATACTGGTTCCTTCTGGTAAACCTTGAACTGGTCGAGAGCGTCACCCGCTTGCTTATGAATGCCGCGCCACATTGCGATCAAGTTATTCTGCAGTTGCTCTTGGCCTTCTACTTCGTTCGTTTGATATTTGGTGATAGTGAGTGCAGCAACATTTTCGATGTTGAGTGCTTCTTCCAATGAGTTGATTTGAATCGCGATAAATGGTTTTTTCATAATTACACCCCGTAATTAAGTGAGGCCGGGTAAAGGCGCACCGTTGGCTAACAAGTCCACACCCATACATAAGAAAGGATGAGCACCACTTGTGCGGTCTTCTAGGTCGTTAATGAGCAGCACCAAGTTGCTAATACCAGCTTGTGCCGTTTTGATAATTGAGTTTCGAGTTGAGCGAGGCAGGGCTCTTTGGCCTGCCGTGTCTAAAGCAAGCTGAGAGATATCTCCAGCAATCACAGAGTTGTTTAGAGCACGTTTAATAAACGTTTCTCTTTCACCTTCAGGAATATGAGCGGTCACTAGCCGTAACTGGCGAAGTACAACTTCTAAAATTACGTAGTCATCCGTTGCTTTAGAAATTGCCATCATTTCAGGTAAAGAAAGTACGTGAGGTTGCTCGACATTCAGTTTGTTACGCAACATGTTTGACCTAAGGCCACAAGCTTTGGCTATGTCTGTTAGCTCGTTACGGTGTCGTGCTCGAAATAAGCCGCATGCTTCGTTGTACTGTTCTTGTACATCCGCTAAAAAGACGCACATTGTCTGGTTCACTTCCATGTCTGATACTCACTATGAAACATAAGAAAAGTGGTTAGCTTCGAAGATGGTTTTAATGACGATGAAACTTTCCGTAGATGGATTCCATCCTTGCTCGCTCTTCCTCGTGTTTTCTTACAACGTAATCAGCAAGGTCGTTAACTCGAATCAATAACGGAACTTTTGTACCTTTGTTAGCTTCACTTTCTTCATGAAGACGAAAGGCAGGGATAGGGAATTCATGGCTGCTAACTTTGGCTTTAGCCGTCGCATACTTCATTCCAAAAAATGATTCTGAAACTTCGCTTAATTGGACAATCGGCTTACCAAACATTGCTTGAAGCCCGTAGTGAATATCCATGCTCATATAGTTATCCTCATTTTCACTACAGCACTGACGTGATATAGTTCTTAGTTAATTGGTGTTTATCCTTGTTCTTGACTAATATGATAGATAAACATTTTGTTTGTTCGTGTTTATGTGAATGGTGCGCCCAGATGGTGACTATGTCAAGTGATTATCGGTGTTTATTGGTGTTTGTGTGAAAGAGTGGTTTCTAAGTTCGGATTTAGTGGGTTTGGATGGAATGCCTAAATCAGTGACTGGTGTCTCCCAAAAAGGTAGACGTAACAATTGGTTATCAAGACAAAGTGCTACTTCTAGCAAAGTATTTGAATACCATATTTCTAATTTCCACCCAGATGTAAAAAAACAACTGATTGAGAAATACGTCACGGATCTTGATGAAGCGGAATATCTATTAACTGCATCAGCACCTAGCGTAACTTCGACGTCAGTAGAGCAAGTTGATATTGGTAGCAGCAAAACTAGCCAGCAGGTTGCTAGCCGAGCCTCTCGCAATACCGATGGCAATGTCACAGAGATTTCGAATGTTAAGTCTGTGAAAGCCACTTCTCAAATAGGCGATATGTGCGCTGTACCCGTGTACAACGTTTATGCCTCTTGTGGGTTTGGTGCTCAAAACGATACCGAATACCAACTCAGAACCGAATTCCTACCTTGTTTATGGTTAAGACGCTTCGGCCTAACAGAAGAAGATGCACGTATCATCATTTGTCACGGTGACTCAATGGAAGACACTTTGAGCGACGGCGATGAAGTATTAGTCGATACCCGGGAACTCGATCACCCAGTAAAGCATGGTGTCTATGTTGTTCGCATTGGTAAGCACGTCTACATAAAACGCCTGAAGTACGACATCATGGCTGAGGGCTATAACGTCATCTCAGACAACAAAGAAGAATATGATTCGTTTATCGTGAATGGGGAGAAACTCGACGAGTTCGCGGTAATCGGGAAAGTTGTTACCACCGTCATGAAGGCGGTGATATAGAAACGTACAGGCATCCGAAAGGGTGCTTTGCTCTAGTTAGCCTGGACACAAAGATAAGCGACCTTTCTATGTTTTTAATAATTCATGCTTTGCTAAGTCAACAATTTCACTAAAACGGAATTATCCAGAAAACTGCTAAGGTTGAATTTTTCCCCATGGCATCTTCTAGCTCGAAAGTGCCCCGAAACCACTTAGATCAAATACCCTACACCTTTTATGGGGCGTACGTTTTCCCTAATCAAATCTAATCCGATGGAAGAGGCTCAGGCCGAGCTTATTTTGGGTGTATGTAGTTTGACAATCGTATTGCTCCGAAGCCACCGGAGTTATACGGAATCTTTCGTCAATTTCTGAATTTCAACCCCTAGTCGCTAGGCAATACTGGCGTTAGATTGAGCGTGAGTATAATTATCGTTATCATTGGTTACATAAAATTACGGAAAAAATCCGTCTAATATGCGTTAGCCGTTTGGAGAAGTTATGAAGTATCTCACTTTTGTTTTTTTGTTAGTATCATTTACCAGTCAAGCTAGTTGCTATGTAGTAGGCGACCTAAAGGGCTTTTCTACACGTCAAATCGAAAGCTTTGAAATAGACAAAGATGGTATTTCATCTCAAAAATTCATTGTTGAATTTGAAGGTGAAGAAAGTAGCGTATCTCCAAATAACATGAGCTGTTTTCAAGCTGGCACGGCTACATTAATCTGCGCAGATGTTGGTAATGATGGCGAATCGACTATAGAAACGTGGGCTGTATATCCAGATTCAGGAAAAGCCGTATATACAAAGTCCATTAATGGGTTTGGAGCTTTTAATGGGGCAAATATGTTCGTAGGTAACATTAAGGGAAACTGCGACTAAACGGCTAACAGATAAGGATTAAGCGTTGCGTAGCCAACGTTAAATCCCAAGTGTTGGACAAGCCCGAGCCTCTGTGCGATCTGCTCTAGAAGGTTGGCGGGCTTGATAATTGTCTATAGGCGATCCTCGGTCTTACTCCGTATCTGAAGTTTTACTCGTGGCACTTTTCTCAAAAAGTGCCAGCTAGCTCAGAACTGCCCCAAAACGTGTTAGGACAAATACTCTACCTCCTTTAGTGGACGTGCGTTTTCCCTATAAAATCTAATCCAATTGAAGAGAGTCAGACCGAGCTTATTTGGGGTGTATGTAGGTTGAAAATCGTATTGCTCCGATGCCGCCGGAGTTATATAGAAACTTTCGGTCATTTCTGAAGTTAACATCCTATTTGCTAGGTAATACGGGCATTAGATCGAGCGTGAGTATAATTAGTTTTTTGATTGGTTGCATAAAATTCCGTCTATGAAGCGTTACATGCAATCCAATCTTATAGTACTTGTTTCGTTGACTAATAAGGTATAATTGCAATAAATATTTGTAGCTAATTATTAATATGAAAAAATATATAAAGTGGGTGATTGGTGGAACGGGTACTCTTGTTATGTTTCTCTTCCAAGGCATAGGGACTAAATATTTACCTGACGATTTACGATATTTTGGCACAAAGAACACACTTCCACAGGAGGTGACTGAACAAAAAATATCTAAATTTAGTCGTCGTGAAAAAACTGAAGTTCCTAGCCTTCGCTCTCCAATACTGGATGGGAATCTATTTATTGAAAAACATTTCGATCGACTTGTGTTTGGCGGAGTGAATTTTGATCAGGTCCAGCTTGCTGCTCGTTCTAAAGCGGGAAGTAAGGCAAGTATCCTAGAGAGAAACGCAGGTTCTATATCCTTCAAAATCTACGAAATACCTTACATAGAGATTGCATACAAAGGACAGTACTTAACGCTGCAAATTATTCCCGAATACTTGGGTGATGACTATATCGCTTTGTATTACACTATTGAGCCAATAGGCGCTCCAACAATGAAGCTAGAGCCAGCCATAAGAATATAACAAGAGACTAAGGTAGATTCCCAATGAATGGCGTTTTTTATTCCATCGTTGGGTGCTGTTTTTTTACTTTGAGAAAGGTGAATAATGAAAAAAAGAATTAAAATATCTAATTTTATTGTATATATATTAAGTATGCTTACTTACATGACTCTAGGTATATGTCTGGGTATCATTTTCAAAGCAGACATTAATCTTATAGAACAAGTGGGTAATATAGGTAGTTTTCTTGGTGGTTTAGCAACATGCCTTGCTGTTATTATTGCTTGGAAAGCTAAAAATGAGTGGTTTGGTGAGAGGAATTTTGACTATAAAATAGAATTATTCAATAATATGATTGAACTTTATCTATGTGGTATAAAGTATTTTGAATTTTTAAAGCCAGCTTATTCATATCAAGATAAAACTACAGATGAATTATGTAAAAGTTGGGAAATACAAGCAATAAAGAACCTTCAAGACTTTGATGAGAAGGCAAAAAAAACTCTCATGACTGCCTGTAAAGTTCAAGTTCATAATAGTAAAAACGGTTTTTCAAGTCAAAAATATGTAAATGAAATTGTCCAACAGGCCATAACATTTTTAACGCTAACCTCACCAATATATTCAGAAAGAACAGAAAGTAGTATCAAAGATGCTTTTAAAACAGTGCAACGAATTGATGATGGGCATGAAGAATTTAAGAAAAATATGATTGAAACTATTAATAATTTATCACTTCATCTTTTTAATGAAGAAGTTAAATTATCTGATTTTGGTTTAGATACTAACTATCGAAATATAAATCAATTTATAGATAATTTAAATAAAGACAGTGTATTGTATAAATATACAAACTTTAAGAATTAAATAGATGAAAATCAATCATATGGATGTTTTAAAATTAAACCTTAAGGAAAGTAGTGATGAAGTTTCTAGACGATTTTGAGTGGGAATATAAAGATTTTATTTTTATAGTTTGTGTCTTAGTAAATATGTTTGCTTCATTGATTAAAGACGTTGTTAATATTTTTGGGCTAGAAAATGTTGAGTGGCTAATTTTAGGACTAAAAGTGATATCAACTATCTTAGGTACAGTTTATGCCGTTTGGAAGTTTTTAAGACTTAAGCCTAAAAGGATAATAATTGCGTCTGATGACTGGGATTTAAATGTTGAAAATGTCAATAGAAAAATATTCAGTAAGTACATTCCTAAGTCGTTACATAAGAAAGGTGAAAAGCCACTATTTGATATAAAAATAGAAAATGATGATGGTTCTTTAAGCGATGTTGATATTGAATCATCAATTGACAATAAAGGTGGCATTATCCTTAGAGGAACTACAGGTGGCAATGTTCCTGATAATAGATTTATACTAACTCTAAGGTCACTCAGTTGAAATTCTATAATGTTTCTTTTAATTTTTGAGTAAAAGAAAGTTTTTATTTTTTAATTTTTTTTCGAGATAACTATAGTTCAAGGTAAGGAGTTTTAATGACTCCTTACCTTTGACGCTGTTAACCCCCTATTAAATATAAATCGCTGGTTATTTATATTTGGCAAAGAGCCTCTCAAATTCATCAAATGCACCTTTGAAGAAAAAAAGGCGATATTCTTCATAAGTAGTACGCTGTTTTTCCTTTATGCTGAGGATATCTACCTCGTTGCCGCTATGTTCCATCATCTGAATAAAAGTTTCTGGTACGCCCTGTTTATACGCTACAGCTTTTGTACCCATAGCATGGGTTTTTTCCAGTACTTCTCTTACAAACGCTGTACCTTCAGGAGTAAAAATTTCCATACAAGTGAGTTGAATTCTTTGTAATCGTTTAAAGGTTTTATCCAACGTGTTTCTGTCTATGTTTTCACCATCATAGTGTTTGAGAATGTGTAAAACTTCAAATAAATCCTCTAACACCTTATTACGTTCTACTCTGGTCGAGATCTTTTTCTGGTCTAATGAAAACTTGGCCGCGAAACATGCAATTATCATTGAGACTATAGCCACAAAAAGAGTTGCCCAGTCAATTAATCTCGGCTCTGCAAGATTATATATTGCATTAGCTATATCAGACATAATTCCTCTTTTTTATAAAAACTCTATCAGTGTGCTGACCGTATTTCCCGACGACAATATTCTTGGTTTAACGTGACAGTACTTAATACGCACTTAAACCAACTCTTTTACTAGTCCGATGTTACTCATCGCACTAGCTCTTCACAAGTAAATTTGCCATATCTGTAGTTATTGATGGTTTTCTAATTTATCAAAGTCACTGACACAGAAATGTCCAAAACCTTCACAGGTTGAATTTTTACCCTTAGCACTTTCTAGCTCGAAAATGTCCAGGATCTTGATAGGTTGAATAGCTTTTTTTGGGGATTCTATTTGTGAACACAAATAGGCCCCTTCGAGTCAATATTTTTATATTCACTACAAACCATTAATCGCTTTTATATTTTACGGTCGTGTAGTTTATGCGGGAACAACTGGGTATAAACTTGCCACAAGGTATTTAGGTTTCTATGGCCAGTTACCTGAGCAACCTCTTCAATGGTAAAGCCTTTCTCGAACAAGCGGCTTGCACCTTCACGGCGTAGGTCATGATAACGTAGGTTATCAATCCCAACCTTTTGACACACTTCAACGAAGCCTCTACCAACTGAGCGTGGGTTGTAAGGAAATATCAACTCTCCCTTACGCTCTTGCCTCATCACAATATCGAATGCTTCACCAAGCAGAGGAACGACCATATGGTTGCCTTCTTTCTTACGTGGGTCTTTTCGGTCACGTACGATCACTGTTCTAAGTTCTTCGTTTAAGTCTTCCCAACGAATACCACACACTTCACTTACTCTCATACAGCTCAGGATGCTGAAGTCTAGAAGCATTGAATAGGGGATTTTGTTTTCTCTGCGCTGCTCGCGTTCTTCTAGTGCTTCTTTTAACAGGTCTATTTCATCGGTAGTAGGCCGTCTGGTTCGTTTCTCTGATTTACCGATGAGTTTCATTTCATACAGAATGGGTGTTGCTTCTAAGAATGTGTTCACGTTCGCGGCAACGTTGAATACAGGTTTAGCTCGTTTGAATACCGAACGTAAAAAGTAGATGTCGGAATAGACGGTAGAGGGCTTGGTTCCCGTACTGCCTCTATTCTGGCAGTGCTCAATCAAGTCTTTAGTGGTTAGCTCATCGGAATAGATTTTTGCTATGTCACAATCACGGAGCATTTTTAATACGGTTTGTTTAGATCGGCCAGTATTGTCCCAGAGGTTTTTGTTCCCAATGTACATGTCTAGAAGCTGGCCAATGGGTACAGAACGGTCTTGAGTTTCACCTTCTTCTATCTTTCGCACTTCATTTTTTGCCCAGGCAGTAGCGAGCGTTTTTTTCTTATGAGTTTTAGAGAAACGTTGAGCAATTTTGCTCCGGTGTTTCACGGTAACGGTGGCTTTGTAGCGAGACTCACCGCTCGCTAGAGTTCGCTTTTCAATACTATAAGATGCCAT